GCCACAGCAAATATTTCACTGGCATATCTGCTGTCCACATTGAAACCCAGGTCCATCAAGTTGTCAAAAGTTTCTTGTGCTTTGTTAGCCAGCTCATCCATTTCTTGATCACTGGCATCCAGGCCACGTACAGCTGGCAAGGCCTGGTCAATTTTGTCTATGGTAGCATCAATTTCTTTGAGTTGAATCTGGGTAGCAGTAACCGTGTCAGGTTCTGTGGGTTCGCTTTCGCAATCACCAGGTGGTAAATCAAAAAGTTCTTCCAGTTTTCGGGTCATACCCTATTTACCGGTTTTTTTGCTGCCCTGATGGAATATTTGATCTTCGTTGATGACTCTAAATGTTAGTCCGTTGCGCCTGGCCCATTTGGTTGCACTGTCCCACTTGGCGTAGTTTACAGCCACAACAGCACGATCTCTATCACTAGCTTTGCTTTCTACAAGACTTTGTTTTTTGGGTTTGATTTCAATCAGTTCGGCACGAGTTTTGTTGTTGCGATCACGATAGGTCACAAAAAAATCCGGCACATACATGCTTTGTTTACCAGTTACGGGATTTCTGTAAGGTATTCTTATACTTTCACTGGCCCAATTCACAATGTTGTCGTTGTTGTCCAAAAACATCATAAATGTCAATTCCCAACCACTGCGATATCTAGGACTGCCACTGCCTACATATTTTTGTAAATTTTTTACTGTGTACACTCCCTGACGGAAATTGGCCATGCTATTGTCTCACATTTCTGGCCACATAAAAATTTGATTGTGTGGCCTGATTGAGTCCCAACAGGGTAGATTTACTTCTCAGTCCATTGAGGTAATAGGCCAGTGTCAGGGTCAGCTCTGGTTTGCTTTTGCTTTGAAAAGTCTCTAACAAATTCATCACCGGAATACTGCTTTGTTGAGCTATTCTAAAAACTGTTACAGTAAAATTGCCAGAGGCCAAATCAGTGTCAAACACACTGCGAAAATAGCTGTACACTGCATCGTATTCCTCAGCAGGAACCACAGCTGCATAATTGTAAAACTCATCAAAAATTTTTACACTTTGATCAACATTGGGATTGGAGTAGTTAACTGTTCCGCTCATGATCACGCTCCCGGAACTGTGCCAGAGGGATTGTTGGTTTGTTGCGTCTGATTACCGCGCGGCGGAGTTGGAAACAGTATACCGTTGGCTGTGTTGACCACCTGACGCATGGCACCTGGCAAGCTGGCCTGGAGAATTCTTTTGGCCTCCACTTTGGCTTCTTCACGTGCCAGGCTGGCAATGTCTTTGCCTTTGAATGTGTTGTAGGCTGTGCCAGCTTTTTGCACCGCACCAATTATGTTTTGTAGTCCACCGCGTCCGGATTGAATAGCTTCTAAATCTTCTAACACACCTATACCAGCATCAACCAACCCGCCCTGTCCAAACACTGTTTCTGTGCTGCCGGGTCTAGCCAAGGCACTGCGACGTGTATCATAGTGATTGGGATCTGCAAATCCAGGCACAGTAGCACTGGGCTGATTGCCTCCTATATAGCCGTTGTAATATTTCACCGTTTCATAACGTATGCTCATGGTGTGGGTCATGGTGCCGCCACCTTGCGCATAGTCATAGGTATCATGTTGCCACTCAGTGATCATGGGGTTGATCAACACATAGCTGGCAAATTTTTTCTGACTAAGTCCATAAATTTTGATATCTCTGAAGAAAGGAGGTTTGTTGCTGGGACCTTGACCACTGAACAAGGAAGTATCGTTGTATGGTTCTCCTATGTAACCCCAGTCACTGACTTGTCGACTTCCTTCGTAGATATCTCTGTTGTTGTAATTAAATCCATTTTGCAAGGTTTGAAGATTGCCTATGCTGCCATTGATGTTGGTGGTGTTGTCGTATTTTTGACTGGGATCTTTGTAGTAGTAACTGTAGTAGTTGTACCACATGTTGCGAATCAAATCGCCCTGATCATCATTGAACACAACTTGCACAGGGTTATAATCAATTTTGGTCTGAACCAGACGTTTGCGATTGTACTGGTTCATGGTATCTACACTGACATTGTAGCTGGGCAACTGCACAGTTTTAACCATCATGCCCACTGTGGCAATGTCATCGTTGCCAAAGGCATTTTGAAGTGCAGGAATTTGTCCAGTGTTCAAATTAAAGAACACATGGAATAAGAATTTTTGACGTGGATGATATTCGTACCCGTTGCTTCTAAATAACTTAGAAGCGTGGGTATAATCTTTGAGACCATCGGCGCCAAAGAACCCTTGTAGGAAATCTTCGCCGAAGAAGCCCATTGTGTTTTAGACTAGTCCTGTGCCTGCGCCTGTGGCGACGTCACCCAAGGTTCGTCCAACTGTTGCACCAACACCTTGTCCTGCTGGATCTTGTACAGCATTGTCAAAGCGTATGGTCAGTGCTATTCTAGCATCTTCACTGGTGCCGTAGTTCATGTCACCGTAGTTGACGCTCTGCAAGTAGCAACCCAGAATAATCCAAGTTTCTAATACTACTGGCTCGTAGGCACCATTGCCGCCATCTAGCACTTCAAAACGTGTCAAGAACTTGTAGTCAATACCAGCCGCAGCAGAACTCATTTCCATAAAGTCCAATTGTTTTTGCAATTGTTCGCCGACCAACTTGGACACATTGCCTGCAGCATCATCACGAAGATTACAGGTAATATCTTGCCATTGATATTTGCCAGCCAACTTGATTGTGCTGTTGTAAATAGGCAAATCAATATTGTCAAAAGTCACATTGGGACGTTGAAAATCAACCACTTGTTTGGTCAATTCTGTACGTGGTGTGCTGACGCCAAAGTTTTCAAATATCACTCTAAAGCGATACTTGAGTTTGGGCATCAACAAGCCCTGTACTGGTGAACTTTGATCACTTGCCAAGGGCACTGTCATTCTGCTGAGCGATGAAACGGCCATTTGTCTTTCTCCTATATACTCTATTTATGTTGTCTGAATCAGGCGGTTTTTGTCCGCCCGATCATTAGACTGATTGGCTAGCAATCTCTCCAGTGTTCTTGATACGAACAGGAATGTAGATAAACTCAACTGCCTTCACAGGTTCAATTGCAATGTCCACATACAATTCGTTGCGATCGATACGTGCTGGTGTGTTATTGGTCAAATCACACACCACCAGGTAGTCGTAGATACCGCGCTTGGCTACCAAATCAATCATCAAACTGGTAATCACGTTGGTAATTTCATTGCGTGTGATTTGATCGTTGGGTTCAAACAAGAACTGTTTGGCAATCGATTCTAATCTTGAACGAATAAATGCTACCAAACGAGCCACGTTGATGCGATTCATGGCTGTGTCAAGACTGGTGGCTGTTTTGTTACCAAAGTTGGTGATACCTACTCCAGGAACAAACGTGATTGGGTTGATGCGATTTTCATACAAGACGTCACGTAGTCCTTGGTTGACTCCAATCGATTCAAATTCTCCAGTGGTTGCATTGATATAGCCAATTTGTGTGGCATTGTCTATGACACCACGACGGGTTCCAGCAGGAGCCAACCATGGATAGGCCACTTCGTCACTGCGAATGATAGTGCGTACCATCATGTGACTAGGCGGTTGTACCACGGGCGATCCAGACAGGTCTGTGGTCTGACAGCTGGGATAGAACAGGCCAGTGTAGGCATTGCCCACGGCCAGACTTGACTCAACTGGCAACGTAGCTGTGTCGATGCTTGTCAAGTTATTGGCATATTCCACAATTTCAGCTGGATTCAAACGCAACGGAGTGTCGCCTACCACAAACGCTGTGTTGTTGCGCTCGTTGTTGAGTGCAATCATATTGGTGATCAACTCAGGGTATTGCGGACAGGCAATCAAATTAAATTGACGTTGTTCTTCTCTGATGCCGGTACTGGAATCAATTCCGGCCTTGAGAGCTTGTACAATTAAGGCACGCTGTGACTGACGTCCCATGTATGGACTGCCATCTGATCTGTTACCGCTGGCTGTGACCCAAGCATTAGTCTCAATAGCTGCCCAATAAGCGGTATTGGTAGGTGCATTTCCAGAGGTAGCAGACAAGGCCACATAAACTACGCCATTGTACAGTACAAAATCATTGAAAGCATAAATTGTTGTAGGACTGTAAAGATCTATTCCATAATCAAATGAGTTAAAATGATCCAGTTCAAATCTCTTGACATTGAATCCACTGCGGCGAGTGTTAAACAACAAAGTTCCCTGAGGATACAGGCCAGGATCTGGTGCATCCACGTCCAGATAATTGCTGATCAACAAACTGGTTATTGTGGGAATAGGATCACTGATTGGGTTGGTTGTTCCGTTGGGAGCCCAACGTGCATCTGCAAACAAGATACCGTTTTCTGTGGTACCGTCGGCGTTGTCAATCAACATCCACTCACCTGCACCGCTAACTTCTGACCAACGATACAGTCTAGGATAGTTTTCTAAATCACTGGTATCTATCCATAAATCGCCATATACCAAAGGACTCAGTGCTGTGTTATTTTGTGTCAGTGGAGGTGTGGCACTGAATATTGGACCTGTTGCATTGGTCTGTGTCAGATTGTAGCCACGCACATCATTGCTGACATTTTGGTAGCCCAACCAGGCTCCATTGTTTTGAATCATGATATCAGCCTGATTTGTGGCACTGTAGTACCATAGTATTCCGTTGGCTGGTTCTTGGTCTGGCGCTGTGTTGCTGGGTGTATAGGTAAAATCAGGGTCGCTGACAAAGTATGTGCAGTACGGACCGGTTATGCCTTGACGCACAAAAGGTGTAGTTCCCACAATAAAACCAGCTGTACTGATAGGAGTTCCAAATCCTGATACGGGATTCAATGCTATGTCTCCACCAGCACTGTGAGTAAACACAATATTGCCGGCACTGTTGATAGATGCTACAACATAAGCGCCAGCTGCCGATTGTCCCAGGGCCGCACTGACATCAGTACAGAAACTTTCTGGTGATTGTCCTGTGAGAGTCACTGTCACAGGAGTAGTCAGTGTTGAACTGCCCGGAATAGTGGCCTGTATGGCAAACTTGTTGCCAATAGTAAATGCTGTGGCACTAGGTGTGGTTGTTCCTGTGCATATCATGGGACCTGTCGCATAACGTTCAAAAATTTCTAGTCCAGCAGTAAATGGAATAGTGTGCTCGGGGTTGGTTCTGGCCACAGTTGTGCCTGCAGGAATGTTTTGGCCGCCGCCGATGGGATCTAAAGCATATATGGCCAGTGCTGTGGTGAAATAAATTGGCACAGGTTGCTGTACAAATGTTCCCAGTGTGGCATCATATCTTTTGAAAACCAAATTTGCACCCAGATTCACATTGTTGATTTTTTGCCAAACTGATCCAGTGGGCTCTGGATTGGTATCTGTGGTTCTCCAACGTGGCACATTGTAGCTGTAAGCTGGTTCAAAGTCAGGAGCAAGATATTCGTTGGCAGTGATACCCAACGATGCCAGGGGAGTTCCGCCACCGTTGTTGATAGACACAATGCCAATGTTGCCCTCGGTGCTGCCATCGTTGCTGGCAGTGGCATCAGCATAAATGTACAACTTGCCGCCAATGGTTGCGGCCGAAACACCTGTGATTACAGCCGTATTAATAGCATCAGCTAGACCATCCACAGTGTTGTTGGGACTGACTGGAACTAGAACTTCTACATCGTTGATAACAATACTGTTGCCGGCTGTAAGGCTGACAGGAGCCAAAGTGCCTGCCACTGTGGGCCAGGCTGTTTTCCACTCGTTGCTGCCCAGCAACACCCAGGTGTTGTAAAGATCACTGAGTGCAGTATCAGAGGTCTCAGCTGACGTAGGGCCGCCACGTTTGTAGTAGGTAGGATTGTGTGGATATTCTTGCACTGCTACCGCAGCATAATCTCCAATGGATCCTAAGCTCTGCAACGGAACTTGAAAACCAGGCTCCAACTGAGTCTCGTCTGTGATTACTATGGGCAATTTGTTGGTAAAGGCACCTGTGGTCTGATTCCATTCAAACAGGCCCCAGACAGTTTCGGCTGTGTCCAACCAAAAAGTACCATTGTCAGGAGCTCCGGTGGGTCTTGTCAAACTGGCTGTAAGTTCAGACAAATCAATGTCCACACGCTGAACATAGCAACGATTAGACACGCCCAATGCACTGTAGGCTGCCAACAAACCATATTCGTTGAGTTCATAACCGTTGATGGGGGTTCCTGCTGTGGTTTTGTAGAAGAACGGAACACCAAATGTGGCGCTGAGATCTCGTTGACTGGAGATCAAATATATTCTATTTGCATTTACTTGCAATGTTCCGGCAGCAACACCTACTCCTGCACCACTTACTTTGTTTTCTGCGGTGGCCAATAAAATATAAGGAACTGAATTTGTAGCAGCTGGAATATATTGACTTTCGTCAATAATGGTAATTTCTACGCCTGGTGATGTAAGTGCCATAGTAAATCCTTTTTTTCTAATTATAGATATTTATTGAAAAAGGCAAAAAGCACTCACATTTAGCGCCCTTACTGTAAGGTTTGTGTTAAATACTCTACAATGAGACCATTATGCCAGGCTTGTAATCAACGATTTTGTGCTATCAATTGCTACAAAAACAATCAAGTCTACTATCGTAGCAGATGTGATTATTGCATCAGACGAAATAAAAAAATAAAAATCCCCGAGGCCAGATGGAAAAAAACTGGCTACAAGAAAAAAACTTTGTGCGATCGTTGTGGGTTCCGTTCCAAATATTCAGCACAGTTGATGGTGTATCATGTGGACGGAAACATGAACAACAGTGCCTTGCGTAATCTAAAAACTGTGTGCCAGAATTGTATAATAGAAATTGCTAAGACTGATTTGCCGTGGAAACCGGGAGATCTTGAACCAGACATGTGATCTGTGAGTACAGGTGATCCATGGTACCATTGTTGTCAATTTCATAGTCAAATTGAGTACCAACCCAAGCAGTTTCGCTGATATGTACACCCTGTGCCAGTAAGTATGCTGTAGCACTTTGCACCTGTTGATTGGCCGACACTGCTGAATCATACCAATATGGCAGTATGCCACGTTTGACCCAGACAATTTTGCCGCCAGCACGACGAATGCTTGCAATTTCGTTAGGAAAACGCACATCACTGATAACAGTATTGTCGCTACGACGGCTTAGACGTGCTTCCAAGGCAGCAATCCAGA